AAAATAACCTACAGCCGTGCTTCTTGAACCAGTATCTTCAGTACTTAAAGAAGCATGACCTATAGCTACATTATAACGACCTGTTGTAAGTGCATCTCCTGCAAAACCACCTATTAATGTATTCTTAGTACCTGTTGTAATTTGATTACCAGCGTCATATCCTATAGCAATATTATATGTATCTGTATCACTATCTGGATTCATCAATGCTAATGCCGCGTTACCAATAGCTACGTTTCTAGCACCATTAACGTTTGTAGCTAGTGCTGTATCACCAATAGCTACGTTGTAACTTTGATCTGTTGTAGCACCACCGGCGTTATAGCCAATAAAAGTATTTTGTACGCCTGTATTTAAAGCATCACCTGCTAAACTACCTATTAATGTATTTCTTGTACCTGTTGTAACAGAATATCCAGCGTTATGTCCTACAGCTACATTATACATGTCTGTAGCACTAGCTGGTTCTTGATTTCTTAAAGCACTTGTACCAATAGCTGTTGATTTACTACCATCAACATTTGTAAGTAAAGCATTACTACCTATAGCTATATTTTCTGTACCATCAACGGTTGCTGATCCAGCTGAATAACCAATAAAAACACTTTGATTACCCGTAGTCATTGCATCACCAGCTAATCCACCTATTATTGTATTATGTACTCCTGTTGAAACAAGTAAACCAGCGTCAAAACCAATAGCAACATTATAAGGATCACTTGAAGCATTTTGATCTTTTAAAGCTCTATATCCTATAGCTGTACTTGTACCTCTTGTATCTTCTGTGCTTAATGCTTCATAACCTACAACGGTGTTTTTGTTTCCTGTTGTAATTGATAAACCAGCATTCCCACCTATAATAACACTTTTAACAGCTGTTGTTACTTCTTTACCAGCTTCATATCCTACAGCTACGTTATAAGTATCTACACTAGATGTATTATTTTGATTTTGTAATGCTTTAACTCCAAGAGCAACGGCTCTATCTCCTTGTTGTTCACTTGATAAAGCATCATAACCTAACACAACATTGTTATTACCAACAGTTAAAGCATCTCCTGCAAAACCACCTATTAATGTATTATAAATACCTGTTGAAACTGATAAACCAGCATTATAACCAACAGCAACGTTGTTTGCTGCTCCATCATAATTTAAATCTCTTAAAGCTGCTTGACCTATAGCTACATTTCTATTTCCAGTATCTTCATCTTGTAATGCTTGATAACCTATAGCAATATTGTTGTTTCCACTAGTTAAAGAGCCACCAGCTGATTTTCCTATAGCTACATTACTATCACCACTTGTTAAAGCATCTAATGCGTCTATACCTACACCTGTATTATTTAAAGCACTGTCTAATGTACCAGTAGTGCTATGCCCAATGAGTAATGAACCTGTAAAATTTGTACCTTCTATTTTATGAAACAAACCACCAGTACCACCATATAATTCTGTGAAATTATCGTTTGTTATATCAAATGCCGCTCGCAGCGTAGATCCGGTTCCGTCGTTTGCTGCAGATCCTATGTTAATAATTTGTTTAGCCATTTATTTGTTTTTAAATTCTTTTATTTCTTTATGTTTTTTTAACTGCGTTTAATTGTTACATTTGGTTAGCATCAGCTGTAAACAAAGTTGAGTCAGCTTTTATCTCAGTGTAGTCTGCAAATAAATTAAATGCGCTTATCCTAGTATCAGCGTTAGTTATCTGTTCGCTGTACCCTACGTTTGTTCTTATTCCTATTAAAGGCATGTCTTAGTATATTGCCATTATATCGTCAGCAGTAGTACCTGTATTAAATACTCTATCGACTTCAATTGGTAAGAAAGATCCAGCTGCTACGTTTTGAAAAACTATTGGTCTGTATATTTCATATTTTTCACCACTAGCCATTATGTTTGCGTTAGAATTAGCAACATCTACTAAGCTAAGTCTAGTATCACTTAATACAGCGTCTACAAAAGCAACTGTACCATCAGTAGTGTTTATTACAAAGTCTCTAAGTTGAACTGTTTTAGTAAAATTTTGAGCAGAATCAACTAACTCATTTGAAGTAGTACCTGTAGCTGTTCCAGATTCTATTACATCTTTTTGCCCAGCAAAATTAACCATAACATTACCAGCTGTTCCAATATAAAGACCAGCGCAATTATGCAAATCTGCTTTTAAAACAGTTGTGCTAGCTGTTGATGAACTAGTTAGTTGTTCTAAGCTTTTTGTATCATTTAAATAGTTAACAGCAGCACTACCAATAGTACTACCATCTTTTAAAAGCACAGCTTTTCTAACTGTTTGTACACCTGGTTTTCCTGGTGATCTGTAAGTGTTTGGGCTATTCGTTATATCTCCGTATGCCATTTTAAATTTGTTTTTTTATTATTATCTATTTTTATCTTTGTTGACTAAATTTATAGCTTTAATCATTACTTTATCTGAGTAAGATCCACCTTCCATTATTTTATTTCTTCTAATACTAGTCGGTAAATCTTCTGTTCCTAATAACATCCTGTATATTCTACTAATAAGTTGACTACACTTAAACGATGTTTTATATATTGTATATTTTTGAGTAGTGTTGTTTCTTTGTCTCCAAACAGTTATCCAGTCGTTACGTCTTAAACGCTCCCACCTATTCTTATCCCATGAAAAAGTATAAACCCCGTCAATATAATCTTTTCTTGTAAACAACTCCATACAGTCAAAGTAAATTAGAAGTTCTAGATCAGCATCTTTTAAATTGTATGTTTTACAAGCCCATTTACGTATAATACGATAATGCTTTAACAAACCTATGCTTCTAAGATCTTTAGCTTCTAATTTTCTCACAAGACTATAACAACGTCCTGTTGTTTTATTACAAGAAATATATCTTCATCTATTTCTATGTTAAACCCAGCGTGTTTGTCGTAATAAATTCTATCATCAGTTTTAACACCTTGAATTAAATCTCCTACGCTTTTTACAACACCTTGCCTATATCTTATGTCTTCTTTTATTTTATCTGTAAGAAGTAAACCACCTTTTGTTTTAGTGGCTTTTTCTTTTATTTCTTCTATAACTAAGTAATTACCTATCGCTCTCATTCCTCTCTCATATTACTAATTACACAATCAGTTGATAATATTGTTGAGGCAACAGATACCGCGTTTTTCAGTGCACTTTTAGTTACTAGCAAAGGATCTATAATACCTTCTTTAATCATATCAACTGTTTCACCAGTTACTACATTAATACCTTTACCCTTACCCTTTTGCGGCACATATTCTAATCCAGCGTTTTCAAGTATATTTTTATATGGTCGTTTTATAGCTTCAATAAAAACACTAGCTCCATCACTATTATTATCAATACTGTTAGCAGCGTTTAATAAAGCTATACCACCACCTGGAACTATACCTTCTTTTACCGCGGCTTTTGTAGCGTGTATTGCATCATCAACTCTATCTTTCTTTTCTTTTAACTCTACATCTGAGTTTGCACCTACAGATATAACCGCAACGTTACCAGATAATATAGCTAATCTTTCTTGTAGCTTTTCTGTTCTTAAACTAGGGTCTGAAGATTTTAATTGATCTTCAATATCTTTTATTCTAACCTTAGCTTCTTCTGGTATTTCAGCTATTTTTAATACTGTAGTTTTACTATCGGATACACAAGTTTCACACTCACCTAGCATATCAGGCGTAATTAAATCTACATCGTCGCCATATTCTTCATTTATATGTGTAGCTCCTGTTATCGCAGCTATATCATCTAAAAAATCTTTTTTCCAGAAGTTAAAACCAGGAGGTGAAACTACATTAGCTTTAATATTACCTTTTATCTTGTTCATTACAAGAGCAGCCATTGGTTGTTTTTCTAACTCACCTATAATAAGTATCGACCTATTGTTTTGAACAGCATATTCTAATACAGTTTGTATTTTTCTAACTATGCTTATTGGTGAACTTACTAGTAATATTAATGGTTTCTCTAATGTTACTGTTTGTTTAGCTGTATCTGTTACAAAATTAGGATTAGCATATCCTTGATTTATCTGTGAACCTGATACAACCTCAACAGTTGTTTTTTCTGATTTACCATCAACATCCATCATAACAGTACCGTTTTTACCAACCTTTTTAAAAGCTTCACCTATAATAGACCCAAGCTCTTTATCGTTGTTTGATGATATTGTTGCTACTTGATCAATCATATCACCTTCAACAGGTACTTTAATATCTTCAAGATACTCAATAGTGCTATTACATGCTTGTTGAATATCTTCTTTTATTTTACGTAAGCTATCACTTGTTTGTTTGCTATTAGCTTCTTTTAATAAGCTGTGAGCTAAAACAGTGGCAGTTGTTGTTCCATCACCTGCTTCGCTTACAGTTTTTCTAGCTGCCTCTTTAATTAATGTAGCTCCTATGTTTTCAACAGGATCTCTTAAATTAACAGAGTTAGCTACGGTTACACCGTCTTTTGTAATCATAGGTCTTCCCATGAAGTCTTCTAAGATAACACACTTACCGCTAGCTCCTAGTGTGGAGCTAACAGCTTGTGTTAATTTATCTATCCCAGCAAAGACTTTATCCTTAGCATCACTGCCAAAGCTTAACGTCTTCACGATGTCTTGTGGATTTTGCATTTAATTTAATTTAATTTAGTTAATGTTATTTAAAAGTTTTAACAACTTTTGGGCCATTAAGAAACTCTACTTTTTTCCCGTAGTGATCTACTGATCCATCGATAGCAGCTTCTGCTCCTTCAATTGTTTCTCTTCTGGTTACATCAATCCAAGTATCTTCTTCCTTTGGATGTTGGTACTCGGTTTGGTAAAAACCATTTGGTAGCTGAGTTATTCTCCAGCTTGATTTGTCAGCTAAATGCTTCCAAACCTCTACGGTTTCTTTGGAAATTTGTGGTTGACTATTCCACGTTTTAGTCGAATAAAAAAATGTCATTTGGTTTTGGTTTTAAATTTAACATTTGGTTTATGCCCTTAACCGGGCCGGTTTTATTTTCTATTTTTACGTAGTTTTCTTTTTTTTTGAATAGCGTCCCACTCTTTTTTAAGATAAACTTTAACGTTAACTACTCTTTTACAAGAATCAATTTTAGTTACTTTAACTTTGTAATTTTCTACTTGTTCTACTTTAACAGTAATACACTTTTGCTCTTTTTCTTGAGCTGTTATAGTTAAAGATAATGATAGTAATATAATTAAAATTGCTTTTTTCATTTAATTGTTTTTTGATTTCTTTTTATTTATTATTCTCCACAGGGCTTGCCAGTAGCAATATTAACCCATCGTTCTTTTTGAAACCAGTCTCTAAGTGTAGCGCCTTTTTTACGAGCACCTTTTACATTAGACTTACTTGATCTCTTATATTTTCCTTGAGCAGCAGCTGTACGTTTAGCACGTATTACTTTTTGCCTTTCAGCTTTGCTCATACTTTTATACTTAGCGTATGGTAAACAAACTTTTTTGGTGCCGCCACCTTTTATTTTACTTTTTGGCATTTCCTAATCTTTTGCTTACTTTATTTCTAGCGCATACCATTTTTTTAGCATAGCTAGGTCTCTTTTTTCTATTAAAAACTATTTGTTGGTTTAAGCTACCTATAATAGCTCTTTTATTACCTTTTCTACTTTTTATTAACCAACTAGCTAAGGAATCACACGATAACTCCTTAAATTTACCTTTGGCATCAGCGTATTTACTATCTTTCCACTCAGGTCTTTTTTTTGCCATGTTTTCTACGTATTGCCATTTTACATCTTTTAGCTATAGCTGCTTGCTCTTTTTTACCAGCAACTTTAGCTCTTTGTTCTACTACAGTTAGTATCTGTATCTTACGAGCAAATGGTTTATTAATCTTTTTAACTTTAGCACACGTGGCCCTAGCATCAGCAACTGTAGCAAACTTAACCTTGACTGTATCTTTTGGGTTTTCGTCAGTATATAATCTTCTACCAGAACCTTTTGGTTTTTTACCTGTTCCTTTTACTGGATCCGCCATGTTTACAATTTTGCATATTAATAAACCAGTTAGCAAGCTGTACATCACGTTTAGTAGCTTCTCTACGTGACTTTAGCTTTTTAACCTTACTACAAGTAACATCACCTCCGTATAGTTTATTTATTCGAGCTTTTAAAACTCCTCTATACGCTTTAGCCATTACTTTTTCTTTTTACCGCCTCCAAATCTACTTGGGCCTCCAGCTTTTGTACATCTTACACCCCAACCAGAAGCATAAGCACTAGGCCAAACTTTAAATTTTCTTTTTGCTGCGGCTTTGCAAGCTGAACTAATTTTACCCATTATTTATGGTATTTTTTAGGCTTCATGTCAGCTTTAGCAACACCTTCTACTAACTTTTTTTTACCAGCAGAAAGCTTTTCAGTATCAACCATCATTTTAGGCATATTGTTTTTAAACATCATAGCTTTTGAATCAGCTCTAAATGCACCTGGAGTGTCTATTTCTTTAGAACCTGGCTTCATCATATATGGCCCGTGATGTTTCATAGGCGGCTTATACATTTGAGCTTTTTTACTTGATTTATTTCTAGCATCTTCGCGTAATCTTCTTTGAATCCTTTCTTCTCTTTCTTTTATTTCTTCGCGAGTTTGTTTTCTTTTGTAGTCTAGATTAATTTTTTTATCAGTCATTTTTGGTTTTTTTACTTCACCGTATTTCATAGGGCTGTTTGTTCTTTTACCGTCTTTATTAAATGGCATAATTTAGTTTTTAATAGTTATTTTTTGTATGGAAACATCATGTTCATAGCATCACGTCTACCTTCGCAGCCGCAAGGTATATTTAAACCTTGACTCACAACATCTACCATTTTTTTGATACCTGTTGCTTTTGTAAATTTATGTACACTATCTCCTAATCCTCTTGATTTCATAATTTTAACATTTCCATCTACGTCTAGCAGCTAAACCTCTGGGACTTTTCCAGTTTTTAGATCTAGCGCAAAATGATTTTCTTCTTTTAGCATCTTTGCTACCAGGTTTTACTTTACCAGTAACTGCTGTTTTCAGCTTACTACCTGGGTTTTTACGTTTATACTCAGCAACACCTTTTTTAGTCATACCTGCACCTTCTTTTACTGTGCGGAAGTTACGACCTTTACCTTTAGTCGTTTTTCTTGGTTCGTTGCTTGGCATAATTATTTTTTATTTATAGGTACGCAGTTGTTAACCATCCTGTTACCTTTCTTTTTTAAACCTTTTTTTACATAACCTTTCCAACAAGGTTTTCTTTTACTTCTTGGCATGTAATTTTTGTATTGTAAAGTTATGAGTTAAGCTAGCGCCTTTATGAGGTACAAACTTACCTTTATGTTTCATTAACTTTGGAGCTCCACTACCTTTTTTCATCCAGTGGTATCCTTTTGGTGCTTTTACTTTCATTTTTTATATTTTTTAATTGAAGCTTCCCAAGGTAGTTTCCTACTTCTTGGATCTATCTTACTATTAGGTATTACAAAGTATTTATTTGGTTTAGGCTTATAGTAGTAGTTATTCATATCAAAATGCAATACTCCAGTTCTTATTTGCTTTAAATGTTGTCTTTCGTGGTAAACAGCTTCTTTCTTTTGTTTTTTGTTTAGATTTTTATTTAAATCTATTTTACCATTTATATCTATCTGAGCCCATACATTTTTAGGCATTTTCTTTTCAACAACAATTGATCCTGGTATTGAATGCTCTTTGTTAAAATTAAAGAGCTCAGATATTTTTTTCATTTTAAAAGCCATAGCTCAATTATGAAAATGGAGTTGCAGGTGATCCAGAACATAATAGTGTTCCTTGAACGTGCCATTTGTCAGCTGCAATATTTGTAACAGTCACTTTACTACCACCTCTACCAGTTGTAGTACCGTTAAATGTTATTTGATGAAACTGATCTCCTTCTTGCACTGCAAATGAAGCAGTAGCATCTGATGAGTCTACATCTACAGTTGTAACTGCTCCAATTAAATCTTCGTTAGTTGAATCAGCACATTGTATTCTTTTTGTTCCAAGAGAGTCATTTAATACTATAAAATGGAAATATACACCAGTTATATCACCACCACCAGAATCTGGTAATGTAAATGTTGCACCTGCATCATTAAACACAAATGTTTCACCTGAATCATTTGCTGTTAAAGTAGTATCATCTGTAGTTGCTGTTACAGGAGTTCTAAGACCGTATACTCTAGCATTTGTATGTGATGTATTACCGATTACAATTTCGTTGTCAGCGCCAACAGCACTAGTATCTGAATTGTAACCAATTGATATATTGTTGTCACCTGTTGTTATAGAGTTTCCAGCTAAATGACCAATCAACACGTTTCTAAAACCCGTTGTTACTGCCATACCAGCACTAGCACCTACAGCTATATTAGCTCCAGTAGCATTTTCTTGAAGATTTAAAGCATTAGCACCAATTGCAACACTGCTGCCACCTGAAGTTTCAGTATTTAATGCTCCGTGACCAATTGCAATATTAGAACCACCACTAACTAATCTAGCACCTGCTTGATGACCCATGATTGTGTTTTTCTGACCACTAGTAATAGCTGCACCCGCTTGATGTCCAATAGCTACGTTTTTAACTCCATCAGCTAATTTCAATGCTTCAAAACCTATTGCTATAGATTCACCACCATCGTTCTCAGTACTTAAAGCAAGATCACCAATAGCTACATTATAACTACCAGTTGTCACCGCTTGACCAGCTTGTGCTCCAACAAAAACATTAGATAAACCTGTTGTAACCAATCTACCTGCATAAACACCTAAAGCAGCATTGTTATCACCTTCTGTTAAAGAAGTTAAAGCTTTTCTACCAACACCAGTATTTTGATTAGCAGTTCCAGATGGTCCATTACTATGACCAACTAAAAGTGTTTCAGCGCTTGTGTCAGCAAAATGATCTACACCAGTACCAGTTCCCCACTCTAGTACATTACCAGAAGAAGGTACTTTTAACAATTGACCTGCAGTACCTGTTGTTGTTGGGAATTGGAAATATGTAGAACCAGATGTATCACCTATTTTTAAACTACCTTGTATGTAAGCATCTTTAAACGAATATGTTTGACTACCTAAATCTACACCATTATCATCAGCTGGATGCCATATTGTAGTGTCAGTATTACCTAATACTACTGAGTTGTTACTAGCAGCAGTGGTGTTGTAACCAATTACTATTTGATTTTCCGCTCCTGATGCAGAAACATTTGATGCACTACCTACAATTATATTACTGTTACCTGTTGTAAGCGCAGCAGCAGTATTGTTACCTATTAATGTATTTCTTAATCCTGTACTTACCGCAACACCTGCTTCAAATCCTACAGCTGTATTGTCTGTGTCTACGTTCGATGCAGGTTCTTGTGCGAATAACGCTTTATAACCAACAGCAACGCCTGCGTTACCATCGATATTAGTTTTACCTGCTTCACCACCAATAAACGTATTGTATTGTCCTATTGTTGTAGCAAGACCTGCGTTAGCACCAACAGCTACGTTAAATAAATCCACAGCACTTGCTGG